TTGCTGGATAGAGTCTTTAGCAGCACCAAATCCAGAAATATCACTTTGCATCTTCCCGTACTGCAACTGGCCCAACACAGCTTCCCTAATAGCCTCTTGGTCCTCACTATCACCAAATCGCATAAGGTTCTTCGCTAAATCAAATTGTTCTTCGTCTGATAATTCAAAACCAAGGAATTGGGCTTCTTTAGAAAGTCTGTCTGTTAATGGCTCAAGAAACTCTGTTCTTTCTGGTTCACTCATGTCTCCCCATGTAGCGTCAAATGCTCTCATGGATCTGTCAGTTGTTTGCCACCATTCTGTTTTCTGTAATAAGCCTTTGACACGGGTAACGCTTGTTATCCCGTTTTCTACGATGTAGTCCATGAGGCTTGTTGTGTCTGTTCTGTTGGGGTCGTTGTAGCTGACTAGTTTTCCGTCGGCTGTTAAACCAAGTTGCATGTTTTGTGCGTTTTTTCTAAAGAAGTAGCTTGCTCCTCCAAATTGTTCTTGGAGTAGTGCATACACTTCGTCTACGTCTGCTTCTTCTATTTCTGGGGCAGGAGCAGACCTTGAAAGTGTTTGGTTGTCAGCGCCGTCGTCATCGTCATCATCGTCGTCGTCATCGTCGTCATCGTCTACCTCTATTTGTTTTTGAACAGTTGCCGTATCAGCTTGCGCTCCGAAATCACCAAAGATAGGGTCATCTGCCGGAGAAACTATAGGTATATCGCCTGTTCCTGAAGTTCCAAAGATAGGGTCATCTGCAGCAGAAATCACAGGTATATTGCCCGTTCCTGAAGTCCCGAAGATAGGGTCATCTTCAGCAGAAACTGAAGTAGTTGCAGGAGTTACAGAAGTTTCGCTAACAATTGGTTCTGTTCTAGGCGTACTTCCATATCCGGTAGGCCCATATACTGTCGTAGTCGCCGTATTAATATCTTCTCTAGCGCCTACCATTAAATTGCCAATTTTTTGTATGTCTTTTTCGTGTGTTAACGCTTCATACAAATCCTGCACAGGAGCCATTTGCGTTGTTATCTGAGTTTCTAAACCTTTAATCTTTTCAAGGTACGCATTCTTACCTCCTCTTCCCGCAGGCTTAGAAAAATCTAAATCAAACAGTTCACTTGCGTCGCTCTTATTAAAATCTTTAATTAAATAAGCAACTTCTTCATCAGTAGTTCTGTTTCTACCAACAATTTTACTAGTTCCCCTATTGCCTTCTAACGTAAGGATTATTTTTTCAATTATGTCTAAAGCTTTATTAGCGTTTTTAAGAGGATCTTCTAACGTTTGGAAATACAGCTTGTCAAATTCTTTGTACTGGTCGCTGCCTTCTTGGAAACTTCCTTGAGAAAAGACATACGCATCGTCGTTTTGGCCGCCACCTCTTTGCTTAGGATCTCCGTTTTTATCATAAATTGTGTACCTAATTACCATCACATACCCCCAATACCAGCAGCCTGCATAACTAACGAAGCCGCATTAGAATAATCCATAGCCCCAGCTTCCGTAGGAGCAGCAGCCCTAGCAGCATCAATAGCTCTAGCACCAACAGAAATACTTTGCGTGCCTGAAGCTTGCAAACCATGTATTTCATTAACAAACGCTTGCATTTCTGACTTAGTAGCTTTACGACCTAACACGCTTTGCGTTGCTGTACTAATGCCTTGCATTAAAGCAGCAGGGTCAATGTAATTAATAATTCTTTCAGGTTTGCGTCGTAATTCTTCAATGCGTTCATCAAAAAAGTTTTTTGATTCTTCAAGGCTCACTTCGCTTGTTCTCATAATAATATCGATAAAGTCAGAACGCTCTCCTATCTCAGCTTGCCGTTCTGCATACATCATTGTTCGTGCAAAAGCGTCTAAAAACTCTCCTTCTTTAATAGAGCCGTCATCATTAAATAAATCGTCAGCGTCACCGTATGCGTTTGGAACAAAACGAAACATGTCATGCGCCATTTCTTTGCGAGTTTGTTCGTCATACCCGCTAAGAAGTTCAGAAACCATAGCGCCTGTTATTGGGGTAAGTTCCATTTCCCCAGTTTCCATCTCAGGGATACCTAAAGGCATTCCTTCAAATTCGTCTACTGCCTCAGTTGTTTTAGGAGTTTTTGTATACCCATAAATGTTGTCAACTTCTTGAGGCATCAAGGCTTGAATAGTTGCTAATAAACTTTCAGCATAATCCATTTCTTCTGATGTAGTGCCTAGCGAATTTTCAGCCATTAACAATATCTCCGTTAGTAAACGCACGCCACACATCTGGCCGTAACGTAGAAATAAAACTTTCTGTAGTAATCATATCCTGTTCAAAGTACCTATCATAGATCCTAGAAAATTCAGGTCTTGCAGCTAACGCTTCTTTCTGATTTTCCCACATTAACTTTAAGTCAGTATTAGAAGCAGCAGTTAACACATCGCTTCCAACACGACCAGTTTCAGGGTTTCGTGTTGTGCTACGTTCAATAAGTTTTTGTTCAACAAAATTTCTTAATTGTAAATACTCAATAACGTGCCGTGTAGAAGGCCGTGCAAGAATGTTTTCTTGTTCTAAACCAGCTAAGAAACCTTCAATAATTGCAGGTGTTTTACTAACCCTAGATTTTGTTGCGTATTCCTCACCCCAAGCAGGTATCTCATTTTTCAAACGATCAACAAGTTGGTCAAACATTATTTTTACTGGCAGCATTTCAGTAGAAGCCATAGAGTAATCTAAACCAGCAGCTTTACGTTTCTCTTGCTCGCCTCTAACAATATCAGAGTAAACAGAGTAAATACCCCAGCCACGTTCAATTTCAGTATCAGCTATTGTATCGTAAACGCTTTTGCGTTCCCTACGTTTTGTATCATCTGACGGGCTTATATCCATCTGAGTTTGCCGCCTATACGCAGCAGAACTAAACTTAAATTCTTCATCACCAGCACCAAGGCTTCCAGTTACCCAACCACCAATTTCAGGATGATTCTGCACAAGTTCTTGATTTTCCATGTACGCTAATTCAGCGGTTGCAGAAGCAGCGACACCATCGTTTAATTTTGTCATTCTGGCTGTTAACGCAAACAATTCAGATCCGTGTTCTTCCAAGAAAATTTGGTTACCAGTTAACGTTCCGTGTTCTCGTTGCAAATTCCTTGCTTCTTTTATTAAATCATCAAAAGGAGAAAACGCTGTCGTTGACGTAGGCATAAACAAACCTGTAGCTATCCTAAACATAAAAAAATCATTTGCACGTTGGTTAGCTTCATCTATTAACATGTTTAGTTGTTTTTTATCTGCAACATTTATTGGTGTGCCGTTTTGAGCTTGTTCTACAAAGATTTGTAACGCAAATGACTGCACTTGCCTTTCCCTAGTAGGAGTCTCTCTTACAAGGTTGTCAATGTTTTGTTGATAAGCAGGAATAAACCCTGACTTTATGCGTTCAAAAACCCCGCCTTCAGGGTGACCAAACGGAAACATAAAGTCAAACGTTTCGTCAAGTTCAGGGTTTTTTAATATAGCTTCTCGTACAGGTATCGAAACAAGAGGACCAAAACCGGGAGTTGTTGATTGCAACATTGAAGCTAATCCTTCTTTGCTAAAACGCAACGGGTTGTTACTCAACAACTGACCTAACGGCCCTTTCCCAATTAAACCTAATGGCCCACCGTCAGCAGGCAATTTATCTAATCCGTCTACGGCCCATTCTGGTAATCTAAACGCTAAATAGTTAGCGCCTGTTTCTTCATCGTTTATTTCAGTTATGCCTAATGTTTCTGCGTTCCAATCTGACATGTATAAACGCACGCCTTTGGCTACTACAGCAGGGTTTTCTTGCCCTAGCTTGACCCAACGACCTATAACTTCTTGCCACGCATTGTAGAACGGCATTATTAATGCAGCCATTTCTCCAAATCGTGTTTCTTCAGCTAAATCGTATAGTAGGTCTCTTGTTTCTAGTAGCGCTACATCTCTGGCGCTATCTTCTAGTTTTCGTAATTGGTTCGGGCTGATTGTGACTTGCCCGTCTGCATCCATGTATGCTGAAATTTTGCGGTAAAAGGCACGTTCATATTTTGTTCTGTAGTACGGGTTACGAGATAAATGGTCTGCTGGTAACGTTCCAAGGTTTTCATATATGCGTTCAATGAATTTACCTGATTCCTTTCCAAAACCTGCTCTTTGTGGAGCTATCGATTCAGGGGTTGGTGAAACTTGCCTACCAAAATCTCCATACCTGTTGCCTTCTAATACGTTTCTAGGGACTCCACCTAAACGTATATCCTCAACAAGAGCTTTGATATCTCCGTCATTGTATTTTTTGCTTTTTTTAGTGTAATCTTCTAATGCTTTCTTAACGTCTTCCCATCTAACAGGTTGTTGCGTTCGTGCTTTTTCTCTAAGGTTGTCAAAAATTTGTCCTCTTGGTAGCACATTGTCGTACTCATCAATAATGTTATCGGCTATGTTGTAAATTACATTGTTAAGGTCTTCCCCAGCGTTTTTAGCTTTTTCTATCGGGTAGTACACGCCTAAATTATTTGTAAGTGCTTCATTTGTTCTAATCTCTTTAGCAAGTTGAGCAATACGAACATCTCTTGGAGAATCAGCCCACACAATATCAAAAAACGATGACTGCCATTTATCTCCAATGGCTGTGTAGCGCTCCATCATTGTTTCCCACCCTTTAGCAAAAAAAGTTTCATCTTCTACAAGCACATCCCAAGCTCTCCATTCAGCATTATTAAATTCTTGCAATCTTCGTTCGCTTGCTTGCTTAAAGCCAAGGAACATAGCGCTTTGAGCTTTTGTTGAAGAAACAGCACGTTGATTCATTGCAATAAAATCAGCGTCATCTCCAAAAGCTCCACGGGCAGTAATGCCACCTATTTTAAGATTGTAATGGCCAGCTTCAACTAACAACCTTTCTGCTTTCTCAACACTGTTTACAACATCGTCTAAACCAACCATGTCTTTATCTAAACTGTCTACTAACGTTCTCATGCTGACACCTTGTTGCATCATCTGATCCGATAACGCACGCATAGCGGCAGCTTCGTCACCGGCTACTTCTAACGCATCGTCTAACAATCGTTTAGCTTCTGTCATGTACAAAGTAGATTGATGCAACGCTGCACGCTTTCCAGCAATGTTGTTAATTCTGCGATGTCTGCTAATTCCGTGCATACCAGCCCATGCCGCACCAGCCAAAGGATTTAACAACGACCCAGCTATAAACGCCCTACTTACAGTAGGCATAGCGTAACGCAACCTATTTTCTTGCTTTGCTTTTTGCGCAGTTTCTTTAATCCTGTTTTTAAGTATGTCTGCGCCGCCTTCAACTACGTTCATAACTTCATACGCTGTTACATCATTTGCTTTAATTTTGCGTTCAAGAAACTTTTCGGCAGTAATGAATCTAGGCTTTTCAAGGCTTTCGTCAAGAAAACGCAATTCACCATTTTTCAATGTTTTAGTCTTTGCATCCGAAAATAGAGATGCGACGGTTTCATTAGCTGTTTGTGTTAAATTGCCGTTTCCAATAGCATCTAAAGCATCTTGCTTAATAGTAGTTGTAACGTCACGCATTGACGATTCAATACTTCGTGTAGCATACGCATCTTTCAAATCACCCATACCACGAAACACATTACGCATTTCCGTAATTGCACCAAGGTCAGCTAAACGCCGCAACGTTTCATCTAACTGCACACGCATCGGCCACTTAGGAGTCAACAACACCATAGGCCGCCAAATGTTTTGAGCTTGCTGTGCTCTATTTCTTATTGGCCTAGCGACACGCTTAAAACCATCTTTTGTTTCAACCCAACGTTTAGCCGTTAAATCCCTAGTGTATTGTTTAGGATCAAAATTATTAACAGCTTTTAGTGCTTCATCAACTGCTTCTCTGGCTTTATTAATTTTTTTAACGCTTGCTTTTTCAGTTTCAAGTTTTTCAAAGTTTTCTTTAGCTTTTAACAATTTTTCATTTAACTGATTTTTAGTCAACACAACTAAACGTTGCTTGTCTTGAATAAAATCATTAATTAAATCAAACCTTGGAATAACTTCTGCTTGTTTAACCATGTGCGGAGACATCCCATGGTCAATAAATACTCTGCCTCCTTCTTTACTGTCATAGGAACTATATGATGACTCTGCCTCACGCACAGAACCACGGGTTTTTTTACCCTGCCCTTCAGCTTGTTTTATTTGTTTACGAGAAGAATCTTTTAAGTTATTCGCTCTTTGTAATTGATCAGCTAAAGAATCACCAATGTCAATCCCTGCCTTTTCAATTAACTCATCTGCTTTGCCAACAAGTCGAGTTTTAACATTATCAAATTCATTTCGTAAATCTGCTGCCATATTAGAATCCGCACGGTTCCTAATTTCCATCCACCTGCCCAGCAAATCACGAACTTCATCGGCGTTAATAATTGATTTACCGTCAATAGTCACGCCGCTAGCGTTAGCAAGCATACGTTCATATTGTGTAAACGCACCTGCATCGTTAAATTCAATTAACGACTGAGGCACACGCTCTGTAATTACACGGAATATTCTAAAACCAAAAGGTGTAATAACTGACGGTATCTGATACACACGCTCTATAAAATCAGCGTTGCGTCTTTGCAACCATCCTAACTTTTCTCCTTTTTTTGCTCGTTCGTTAAGTTTTCGCAAATGCTTATTACGGAGAGCTTGCAAAGAATTAGTCCGATACACTTTATCTATAGCTACATCTACCCCTTTGAAAGGAGCTTCTTCTAACACATCTAGAATAGCCAAACGCTCTAACACAAACTCTGCTGTTGCCGCTAAACCATCATCGGCTGTTAACATTTCATCAGTCAACGTGTTCATACGAACATTTGTTGAGCCATTAACAATTTGAGTTATTTGACTTTCTGACAGACCTGCTTGCAAATCATACATCATTTCATAATCAACTTTGCCAAGATATTTGTTTTCAACGTCTCCTATTCTTCCTTCAATGTCTTTTTTAGAATCAAAAATTTTACCAGTTTTTCCGTCTTCAAAACCATCTATTAACCGTTTTCTTTGATTAGCAAACCTTGTAACAGCGGCTTTTTGACCGCTTGTAAGATTTTCTGGTTTACCGTAACTATTAATTTTTTCATCTAATACTTCAATACGGCTATTCAAATCATCAAGCATTCTCAAATCATCAAAGTAACTTCCGTTTTCAAGTAAGTCTCTGCCTTTTTTAGCTATGCTTTTAGCTTCATCAAACGCAGTCATATCCCCAATCAAAGCACGGGCAGTTAATCTTCTAGCTTCTGGGGTAGCACCGTGACCAATAGCGAACGCTGCTGACTCAGGCATACTTGCTGCTGCACGCCGACCAATCGTTTCCCGAAGAACAGCGGCACGTCGCCTTGCTCCTGCTTCCCGACTAAGACCGCCGTCTTTAACAAGTTTATCTATTTTGCCTAATTCTATTTCTACTCCATTAGTCCATTTAGAGCTGTTAACAAAAGCGTGCGCTCTTGCTTGCGTACTTGTCGTACCAATCATTTGCCGAATTTTGCGTTGCTCTTCAGTTAAACCTTTGAACCTATTAGAGGTAACTAATTCGCCTCCAACTAGTTTGTCCATTCTACGCCAACCTAAACCTCCGCCCGGAGTATAAATGCGTTGAGGCTCGACATGCCGTCTACCAAGCGTAGACGTTAACTCGCCAGTCTTTTTCCCAGTACGAGGGTCAATTACTTCTTTAACGCCAAGTATTTTAACGTCACCAGTTTTAGTTACACGACCAAGCGCTGTCTTCCCTGACAAAACGTTTGCAGTACCACCTAACGCTATGTCAACAGGGTCAAGGAACTCTTGCGCAAAGTCAAGCATTCCTGAAAACAACTTAAACATGTAGTCGTCTTGCACAGCGTTCATTGCTTCGTCATCAAACGGATCAATCATCATTGTTGCTGCAAGCATCGACTGGCCGAACGTGCGGCCATGACCGTCTATCCTCTTTCCATTTTCGTCATAGGATTTGCTGTTAATGTCATAGGCTTTAGCCCACGTTGAACCATCCCACATTCGGGAAATGTTGCCGTCACTTAAACTAGCGCCGACAACAGTAGCGAACGTTCCAAGGCCATCATCAACAACGGATTGCATCACCCAATCCCATTTTTCCATAGCAGCATTAAAATACTGGCCGCCACCTGTCCTAATGAAACCAAGCGGACCCGTTTCTGGCAACGCACCAATAACAGAACCTATAACACCTTCGGGTCCAAACGCACCTTGCATAGCAGTCCCAAGAATGTCCTCTTGCCAAGAATTAAACCAAGTTTCAGCAGCCTTATCAGGTTGCATACTTATCAAATAAGCACTTGATTTAACAGTGTCTACAGCAAAGTCAAGGCTACCTTCACCTATGTCAAGGATGCCTCCACCAATGTCTTTCAATCGGTCTAGTAAGCCCATAGTTATTCTCTATTCTGACTTTGTAAATCTTCCATCGGCCCTATAGCAAGCCTTAACTTCCTAGCAAAGTTTCTTGTTTGCGGAGAAGCATACGGTTCAGAAGCAGCTTGTTCTAACAAAGGCAAAATAGCAAGCATTTGCATTTTGCGTTGTTGCGTAACTTCAGGAGTTAACACAGCTTCAGGCTGGCCCATAGCTGTAACCATTTCATTAGGTCGTTCAGAACGCCTACCGAACGGTTGCTCCCCCGCTTTCATAGTAGGAATTTGTGGTTCTCCCATACTAGGCAAAGGAACAGCAGCTTGCGCTTCTTCTTGCATTTTAGCTTGACCATACTGTTGGCCAGTTAAAGTTTTTGCGGCCTTTACGTTTTCTAGGCACTATAAGGCTCCTAATAGTTCACGCAAACCAGCAGGCCCACCCTCAGCAGAAGGTGGAGCAACCATAGCTTCTGCTCCCGCTTCGGGTTGGGCTATGCCGGATTGTGCTTCAGGGGATGTAGGGGAAACCATTGTGGCTTGCCTTTCTTGGGCTTCACGTTGTACTTTTTCAACAGCGGAAGCTAATTCAGCTTTATCTGATTTAACAAGATCAATAATACGAGCAAGATCAGCAGGTGATATTGCCCCTGTTGCTGCTTGTTGTTGTAAGCCAGACAGTAAACTTTGCTCTAACTGTTCAGCAGTTACAGAATCACGTTCAGCTTCAACATCCTCAACAAGAGGATCTATTTTCATAAAAGATTCTTTCGACATTGTTCCCATCGCCAACCTTTGCCCGCCAGCGATAACAAGATTATTAATGTCAGCCCCAGCGTGACTATAACTGACCACATTGTCATTTGTCGTAAAGTGCTTGTTTGGAACATAATCTACCTTGCCTTTCACTTTGCCCATAGACACATAAAACGATTTAGATTTATTGCCTGCATGAGCTTTCGCCATGGTAATAGCTAGTTTGTTTTCAGTTTCTAACGAGCGAGCAAGAATGCGTTGCGATTCCTGCACAGAGAAATCGACAACAGCAGAAAGAACAGCGTCGCCACGGCGACCAGTACGAATGTTGCTTGTAGATTCACCACCGAACTCAGCAGGAATACCAGCAGTTAAACGTTGCGCTCTTTCCAAACGATCAATAGCAGGATTTGTCATAAATCCGGGTTGCAACTGCATGTCTCGCAAATCACCACCACGGATAACACCAACTTCGCCTGTTAACCCATTTGCAGGATTAATAATTGTTGGTTGTTCACCTGCACGACCTACTAGCCATGTATCAGGAAACACGCCTTTTTGCACAGCTATAACTTCTAAAGCCATGAGCTTTGCTTGTTGTTGATACATTCCTAGAATGCCGTCAAATTGTCCGTTAGGTTCATCTAATGAAATGCTTTGTGACATAACGACAGGGCAAACACTTGTTTTATTAGGTGTTCTTTCTAACTCAGCAATAATTGGTTCGTGATTGTCGTTCATCGTATGCACACCAATACTGTGTGCAGGGTTGTGTATCGCTACTAAAACATATTCTTCACGGTCAACGTACTCAATAAGTTCGACAGGTCTGTCATTGTCGTATGGTGCTTCGTTAACGCCAGCAAAACGTAGTGCAGCGTCAGGATAGTTTCTACGAATCCAACCTTGCGAACGTTCATAACCAAACACGCAATCAACGGGACTCATTTCGTCAGGCCCACGCAAGTTAGAAGGATACGCAGTTAAAGGATCACGCACATGCCAAGTAGGGCAACCTTTTTCATGGTCAAACCGTATCTGCACAATACTACTTGCATATCCAATAAGATGCCTTGCACGTTTAGCAAGTTGCATATCAATACGAGAGTTCTGCCACCAACCAAACAATGCTTTGCGGCGAATAGCAGCAAATTTTTGAGATTGTTTAGATGACTCATCTTCAGGTGGGCAAACAATGTCAGGGGTAACTGACGCTATACGCATAGCAGTCTGATCTAACCCCTGCGCTAACAAGTTTGCTACAGATGAAGCTTCAGTCGAATCTATTTCAGGTAAAGGCACAATAACGTCACCGTTGTAATGGTCACGAATAAGGCGCATACGTTCTTTCACACCAGCATGGTTAGATGAACGTGTATAATACAGATCTACAATTTCTTCAGCGGTTTTCAATGTTCTAACTTTCTGTTACCCACGTTGGCCGCCATTGTCTAATAGGCTCAGACATAGGCGTATATATTTTTTCTAAATTATGTTCTACAAACCATTGTGCCATTACACAGTCATCAGTTCTAGACCCTGTGCCTTCTGGGTTCCATTTTGTTACTTCATTGACTAACAACAAAGAATGCGGCCTAGCATCTGTTCTTTGCATACCCGGAAGTCGGATACGACCCAAACGATACAAAGGAGCCAACATTTGCACGCCATACTTAGGGTCACCCTTGTTTCTAGAGTGCGTGTAATGCGGTACTAGTTCCACACCTCGCAAAGCTGACCACCGTCGAAAATGATCGTACTGCAAAATAAACTTTTGAGCAGCGTTCGCTTCAACTATCCAATGCGTAATAGGGTTACCTATCTCATTACTTATTTGCCACCACTCTTCAGCTACGCCAGTAAACCTTTGCGTGTCATGGTTCCAATCGAGAAACGCAGGGGCATCCATTTTGCGCCTGTACGATTCTAATAAATAACGATATTCGCTTTCAGGGCAGTACGCCCAGCATTGCAACGCCCAAAAATTAGATGGTGACGGGTCAGCAGACGCTACAACCATTACATCACCAGCTAAATACTGTGGCACTTCCCATAAGTCACGGTCTTTATCCCAACAACCAACATAGTCAACTCCGTTTTTTCCGACTCCTCCGCTAATCCAAAGAGGGTCAACAAGCACTGATGCAGGGTCGGAGTCTTCTTGTTGATACAAAATTTCGTATCTGTCGGGTGTTTGTGATTTAATGTGGCGTATTTTTCTCCATGGCAGTCGCCGTGGGTACAGTAAACAGCCTTCTGGGTATGCTGGGTCGCTAGGTTTGTGTAATTGTTCGCATCTGTCGTCGTAATGTACTTTGAATTTAAGGTGGTTGTATTTGCGTTCGCCTTCTGCGTCTACTTTATCTTCGTCTACTTCGTCGTAGTCTTCGTCTATAGGTGCGAATTTGTCTAATGCGTAGCGGTATATATCGTCAGAAGCCATGCGTTGTCCTTGTAAGATCAGTAGTCCGCTTGGTTCTAGTCGTGTTTCGGCTACTTCATCCCACCAACGATACATGTCAGAACGAGACTCAGAGTTACGCATCTTGCGAGGATCCCACACATCATCCCAAATAATAAGATCAAAACGACCACCTAGAAAACCGGAATCCATACCGAACGCTGACCATGATGGTTCTTTTTGCGATAATGGCATGTCATCTTGTTGTACTATGGTGAATGCTTCTGCACGCCATATTTCTTTAGCGTCAGGTTTGAATTGACCAAAGTCTTGTTGCATGGTTCGTTCAGCGTCAACTGCTAACCCCATTTTGACATCGTTTAGTTCGGCACGGGCAACATGCTCACGTTCAAACTCCGCCCTCAAACGCCGTGTGTACCATTCAGCGAGACGTTGAGTCGAGGAACCGAGCATTCCACGAATTGCTCTATTGCGGACTGTTGCCCATGCCGGAAGCACCTTAGCGAAAAACGTTGACTTACCGCTGCCCGGCGGTGCATTTATGACAACATACTCCTCTTGAGGTGTTTCAAATAAATCAAAGATACGTTCCGTGGCTTCGATTTGCCATGGCTGTAATATAATGCCGAAGTATCGGAGCGCAAATTTTTCGATATTGTCCCAACACTCTTGTGCTTCGGGTTGTAGCTCTTCATAGGAGGGTATTTTAGATACTCCTATTGTGTCTACTTGTTCTTTAGCAACTAAATAGTTTCGTGTGCTTACTTTGCCAGACTCGTTGTCTCTAGCTGAATGATAATTAACACCAGATTCTTTCGCAGCCTTGTATATGCTCATGGTGCGTCTTAGAAGAAGGTATTGCACCCATTTCTCTACAGTTGTTGCTTTGCCGGAGGCCACGTTAGTCCCTTATGTGTACTACTGTCCAACAACAATCTATATCACCGTCATGTTCTTCTTCGATTATTTGATTCATTTCTTCGTAATCACTTGGGTGCGCTATGTCATGGATACCGCAATAAGGAGGCGAAATCCACCCTTTATCCATACCATACTGAACCCAAGCATCAACATTTATAAAACTAATTTCCCCACTCACTTTTTACCTCTGTTCCTAGCACGATTCTTAGAAGCATTCTCTAACGTGTAACCGCCACCCTTTTTATGAGACACATCCTTACCGCCCTTACCAGCAATACCACGCTTACGACGCTCACGTTGCAAATCAGCACGATACTTCTTACGCTTTTTCGTAGAATGATATTTCGTATCATACGCTTTCTTCTTAGCCCTAGCTTTAGGATTCTTACGATAATACGCAGCAGTCCGCTTAGGCTTTGCCACTTTACGAGGAGCCATCTACCACTTCACCTTATTAGCCCAATACGCAGCAGACATCTTACCCTTCTTAATATTCTTCGCATGACGAGCCTTAAACGACCTAGAACGAGCAGTATTGCCCTTATCACCAGTCTTACCCTGCTGACCAAAACGAATAGTCTTAACTTTGCTACCCTCTTTAGCCACAACAACATGCGACTTCGTAGGATGCTTAGGAGTACGCTTAGGTTTATTAAACCCAGACACACCAGCCCTAGCCAAACGAGGATCTTTCTTAGAAGGCATTAACGCTTCTTCTTAGCAGGTTTTCTTTTCTTAGCTGTCTTAGCTGACTGCTTAAACGCCTTAGCAGTAGGAGCACCCTTAGAACCCGCCTTACGCATACGCTCACCAGAACCAGCCTTAATACGCTTACGCTTCGCATGAATATTAGCGTACAAACCCTTCTTCTTAGGCATTACATTCTCCTCTTCATTTTTCTTTTCGCTTTTCTCTTCTGAGGTTTAGCCCTTTTCTTAGGTTTCATAGCCTTACCATAACCATACGCCATAACAATCTCCTTTACTGACAACTTTCACAAATGTCAGGATTCTCTAACCCACACTCTAACACCTCATCATCATCAACATCAAACACTTCATCAAAATCTTCAAAAAACATGCAAAACCTCCTTGCTAAAAAAACGTAACCAAGGTAACCTAACACAAGGCAACAAACAAAAAGGGTATTGTGGACCCTTGACCAACCACAACACCGCTTGTAAGAAGCGCCCGACTAACCATCGGTGAGTCACCCGTCAGAAGGGTAACCGACCCCTGTGACAACGCAACCGGAATGAGCGCACAGGGGCGTAACGCACAGGACAAAGCGATTACAAGGCCAAAGCAGCCTCAATGCTTGGGAGGTTCCCAAGGGAATCCACGCCCAAACACCAAACCCCCCACAAACACAGGCCTCTAGACCCTCTAGACCCTCCACACATGTAACAAAACATTACAACCACCAACCACAACAAACACAAAACACCAACCACACAAAACAAACACAAAAAACAAAACACAACAGCCCCACAAAACCAAAACACCCAACAAACACATAGCATACAGGTGTATATAGGGTACCACGGCACATGCCCCCATTGTAATTAACCGCAAATAAACAAAACCTAGCCACCGTACCCCTGCAAATCAGCGAGACAAGGACTACCCCTACCATGTTTTTTGTTGGCTTTGTGCTGGGGGTGTCACTATCG